GTAACAATACACACCAAACCCGCTCTATCAAAGATTACGAAAACAAAAGTACGTGTCATCGCTGGCGTCTCCAAACTGCACGTCATCCCAAGCGCTCAACGGTTCTGGCCTCTCTTCCGAGACTGGCTCGAAAACCGAAGATCTCCAATGCTTTGGGGCTATGAAACATTCCTCGGTGGAATGCTCTCTCTTCACTCAGAGATGCTCTTCTCCATCATCGAAACCGCTACTTTTCTAGCAATCGACTGGTCCAATTACGACCTCGGCGTCCTCAAAGACGAACGAAAACGTTGCTACGATGTTTACGAATCATATTTTGATTTTGAAAATGGCTATATCCCAACCAAAATGTACCCTCACTCTGAAGCAGAACCTTCCCATCTGCGTCAGGCTTGGACCTGGATACGAGAAGCATCTCACAACATGCCTCTTGTCTTACCCGACGGTTCGACTTACATTATGAACGACGACTTCTGGTTCGTCTACTCCGGCCTATTTCAAACACAAAGCGACGACTCGATCATTAACCATGCTCGACTGCTAACTATTCTCTCTGCCCTCGGCTTCATCGTTACAAAACAAACTAAGCTGAAAGTTCAAGGTGATGACTCTGTCATCCGACTATACTTGTTCATTCCTGCTGATCAACACGATGCTCTACGCGCTAAGTTCATCGAACTAGCATATCACTACTTCAACAGTGTTATCAAAGAAGACAGTGCTGAAATCTCAAACAACGGAACTATCGAAGTTCTAGGTTACCGCAACAACAACGGTTTCCCAGTTCGTGACGAGGAAAAGCTTATCGCTATGCTCCTCCATCCTCGAGGCTCCCCTACTCTTGAGAAACTTATGGCTAAATGCGTTGGATTTATGTACGCTTCTATGTACCAATTTCCTAACGTTACAGCTATTTGTAAGCAAATCTGGACCCAACTCAAACTCGAAGGCGTGACACCCGCTCGCTATCGTGTTCAACGTGACATCATGATTCACGGCGAACATAGTTTTGAAATGGATACAGACCACTTCCCTACACAAGAAGAAGTGACTAGACATCTCCGATGCCCATATCGAAGAACATTTGAAGACAGGAACTACTACTTCCCAACTTATGATCCTGAATTCAATTTCTTTTTGGACACCGCTTGAGCAACAGTCTCACTCTTAAACTCTC